ACTCCACAAGCTGGAGATACATTTACAATTGCAGGTGTTGAAAAAGTCTACACCATTACCAGTCCAGTCACAGTGACATCTGGTGCGGCTACACTTGCAATCACACCAAACCTAGCATCAAGTCCTGCTGACAATGCGGCAATTACATTCCTTTCAACATCAAGAGAAAGTGGTAATAAGCACCGTTGGGCGCAGTATCGATTTGCAAGCACAAATCGTATCTTGATGGTTGATGGCACGAACCCTCCCGCTTATTACGATGGGACAACATTTGTTTCAATTGACGATGCTCCAAGTAATGCTATTGGTGCAGAACATGTGGCTATCTTTAAGAACCACGCTTTTTACGCTAAAGATAACAATCTTGTGTTTAGTGCGCCTTACGATGAAGACAGTTTTAATGTCGGTGTAGGGGCAGGGGAAATTGATGTTGGTGCAGTCATTACGGGTCTGATTGTTTTCAGAGAACAACTGATTATATTCTGCGAACAAAAGATATTTAGACTGGCAGGAACTACAGTCTCTGACTTCCAATTGCAGTCTATTACAGATGACATCGGGTGCATTGACACAGACACTATCCAAGAAGTGGGAGGCGACGTTGTATTTTTAGCCCCGGATGGTCTTAGGATGTTGTCAGGGACAGAACGTATTGGTGACTTCGGATTGGCTGTTATATCAAAAGTTATTCAATCTGAGTTTGATAACTTTATCACGAAATCTACATCTTACGCATCAATAGTTATCCGTGAAAAGTCTCAGTATCGATTGTTTGGATTTAGTGCAAGTATTACAGATGAATCTGCTGTCGGTATCTTAGGAACACAATTCTCAGGTCAAGGCGGCAGTGAAATGGCTTGGTCTGAATTGCGTGGTATCAGAGCATATGTTGCATATTCTATCTATACGAGTACAACAGAGACAATTCTGTTTGCAAATACTGATGGTTATGTATACCAAATGGAAAGTGGGAATAGTTTTGACGGAGATAATATCCAAGCAACCTTTTCTACACCGTTTGTAGCAATTAATGAAGATCCACGAGTTCGTAAGACTTTTTACAAATTGTTCTTATACGCAGATCCTCAAGGGTCAGTCACCACAAACGTCAGCTTGAAATACGACTTTGACACTGAAGGAACCATACAACCTGCTCCAATTGAGTTGAGTAACACAACAGGCACGGTTGGTTTCTACGGGGATGGTGCTTACGGAACAACTTTATACGGAACGAAATTGAAGAAATTATTCGGAACACAAGTAATTGGTAGTGGATTTACAGTGTCACTACAGTTTATATCTGAAGGAACGGACCCTCCGTTTTCTTTGGATGCCGCAACTTTAGAATACGCAGTACACGGGAGACGATAAACTATGGCTGGGTACACTCGTAACGATGCCTCAAACAATATTGCAGATGGTAACATCATCAATGCATCGGATTTAGATGGTGAGTTTGATGCCATTGTCAGTGCGTTTAATGCATCAACTGGTCACACACACGACGGAACAGATGCTGAAGGCGCACCAATTGAAAAGGTAGGCCCTGTTCAAGATTTAGTCATTACTGCGACTGAAGTCAAGCCAAAGACAAGCGATACACTGGACCTTGGTACTAACTTACTCAAATTTAAAGATTTGTTTATTGACGGTGATGCGACTTTAGGCGGTATTATTATAGATAACGCTGGCACTATCGGATCAGTTTCAGACACAGACGCTATTGCTATCTCTTCTGGAGGTGTTGTCACCTTCAGCCAAGCCCCTGTTGTCAATGTTGAAAATGCAACAACAAACGCAGTCACTGATGTCTTGACTCTCCGCACTCAATCGACAGGCACTCCCGCTGTTGGTATCGGTGCAGGGATGTTGTTCTCAACTGAAACTGCGGCAGGCACCTTAGAAACTGGCGGTGCAATTCGTATTGTTACGACTGGCCTCACACCGACAGATGAAGAGATTGACCTCGTATTCTACTCGATGCGTAATGGTAGCCTCACGGAGGCGTTCCGGTACGACAGTGACGGGGACACTCTCGACGTAACAGGCACAGTCACGGCTGATGAAAACATTACGATTGATACATCGTCTAGTGGCAATGGGTTAACAATTCAATCGTCAGGGAACACATATAATCGTCTCACTTTTGATGCCAACAGAACGGGATCAGGTAATCTTCTTGGCGAAATAATGGGTGAATGGGACGGCACTCAGGTAGCGGCAATAAGAGTTTCAGCAGGAAGCGATACCGTCAATAAAGATGACGGACAAATTTATTTTCTCACTAATCCAGATGGGACAGGCAACAGAAACAGAGTCAATATTGCCAACAACGGCGACATCTCCTTCTACGAGGACACTGGCGTAACTGCAAAGTTCTTCTGGGATGCGAGTGCGGAGTCGCTTGGGATTGGGACGAGTAGTCCTAACGGCATCACTGAAATTGTTTCATCAGCAACCGGAGATATTTTAGGCTTACAGCTAAGTAACTCCGCAGGTGCAGGGTCAGATAGCGTAACTTTGCGGTTTAGAAACTCAACTTCTTCTACATCTACATCTGGCGGCTCAGAACTTACTGGCTTGCGTGATGCTACTGGCAACGGTGGAAGTTTAATAGCGAAAACAGCGTCTTCTGTTGGGACTATGACAGAACGCATGCGAATCGACTCCAGTGGTAACGTAGGGATTGGTACGTCGAGTCCTGCGTATAACCTAGAAGTAGCAGGAAGTTTCCCAAGCATTTCTATACTTGATACTGACACAACAAACGACAGATTCAGGATTCTCCACAACGGCGGTTCCTCACAGATTCAAGTTGATCCTAATAATGTTTCCGCATCAAGCAGTTTGCTTTTTTCTATTGATGGCTCAGAAGCCATGCGCATCGACTCCAGTGGTAACGTAGGGATTAACACCTCGCCGCAGGCATTTGCCAAACTACAAGTAAAGACAGCTACCGATAGAAATATTTCTGTTTTTGATAACGCCAATGGAGCGACAATTTGCGCTATAAATGATTTGGGTGGGTCAGTGACTACTCGCATTGCGGGTAGCCCAATAGTTATGACTGGCGGTGGCGGTTCTGGTTCAGAACATATGCGAATCGACTCCAGTGGTAATGTAGGGATTGGAACTACTCCTGAGTCTTGGGTTACTGGATATGCGGGCAACGTATTACAGGTTGGTGATGCCGCTGTTTTTGGCGGGTCAACAAATGACTCAATGTCGTATATGTTAGCCAACGCATACTATGACAGTAGCAACAGCAGATGGGAATATATCAATACTGATTTTGCTACCAGATACGAGCAACTTGACGGACAACACCTTTTTTATACTGCGGCCTCTGGGACTGCTGATGCGGCTATTACTTGGTCAGAATCCATGCGAATCGACTCCGATGGTAGGGTACTTTGCGGTACAGATACAGGAAGTTTTACTAGTACAAATGTAGGCAGATTCTGGGCTTATGGTACAGCGGCTAATTCGGCATTTGCGGCTCAAGGCGGTTCGGCAGTAGCAGGTTACTTCAACAGAACTACTACTACTGGCGATATGATTGAGTTCAGATACAACAATGGATCACCTGTTGGAACAATCAGTGTTACTGCTTCTTCAACAGCCTACAACACCTCATCAGACTACCGCTTGAAAGAAAACGTAGTTGATATGACAGGTGCGGTTGATCGTGTCAAATTACTCAATCCATCTCAGTTCAACTTCATTGCTGATCCAGATCGTACTGTCGATGGCTTCTTAGCGCATGAGGTTGCTGATGTAGTTCCTGAAGCTGTCACAGGCACTAAGGATGCAATGACCACTGAGGAGTATGAAGTCACTCCTGCTGTGTTAGATGACGATGGCAACGTAGTCACTGAAGCTGTCATGGGTACACGAGAGGTTCCTGACTACCAAGGCATTGACCAGAGCAAGCTAGTGCCACTACTCACAGGAGCATTGCAGGAAGCAATCGCAAGAATTGAAACATTGGAAGCTCAAGTAGCAACTCTACAAGGAAACTAAATCATGGCTATTGAATACACTTGGACTATCGGACAACTTGAATACAACAATGACTCAGATCAGGGTGTTG